ATCATTTTTTTTTTGCCGCGAATATACAATAGGGGGTTGAACATGGCCAGAGGACCAAAACCAAAACCGACTGGCCTAAAAGTTATTACAGGCAACCCAGGGAAACGGGCGCTGAATAAATCCGAGCCAAAACCGAAAAGCCCGCTGGGCGATCCGCCCGCGCACTTGAACGAGGATGCCGTGACCGAGTGGAATCGCATTGGCGATGAAGTCGCAGAGATCGGGTTGGCGACAGGATTGGACATGGGCGCGCTTGCAGCGTATTGCCAAGCCTATGGGCGGTGGGCGCAGGCTGAACGCGCGCTTGCTAAGATGCAAAATCAAGCTGACGGGCTGATTATCAAAACCGTTAGTGGCAACATGATCCAAAACCCGCTCGTCGGAGTGGCTAATAAGGCGATGAACGACATGGTTCGATTCGCGGCAGAGTTTGGTATGACGCCATCGGCTCGGAGCCGCGTATCTGTATCAGAAGGGGCCGGGGAGAAAAACGCTTTCGCCATGCTTGGATGAAACCTTATGCAGCTACGGCCATTCGTTACGCCCGCGACGTTGTGAACGGAAAAATTGACGTTTCAAAGTATGTTCGCCTCGCGTGTCAGCGTCATTTGGATGATCTGGAATGGGAGGACGACGACGGTTTTGCTTATCATTTTGATGCAGCGGCGGCTGGCCGGGCTTGCGCGTTCATTGAATTGATGCCGCACACAAAGGGCAAGTGGGCAGCGCAAAAGCAAACGCTAAAGCTGGAACCGTGGCAGGTCTTTATGACCGTCTGCCTGTTCGGCTGGATGCGCAAAAAAGACAACACGCGGCGGTTTCGTCGGTTCCTGCTTTTGGTCCCGCGCAAAAACGGCAAATCTGCATGGGCGGCTGCGGTCGGCCTTTACATGCTTGTGGCTGATAACGAACACGGCGCGGAAATCTACAGCGGCGCGACCACGGAAAAACAGGCTTGGGAGGTTTTCAGGCCCGCGCGGTTGATGGCCATGAAGCGGCCCGATATGTGCAGCCATTACGGCCTTGGAATTAACGCGAGCAATTTGCATGTTTTGGGGAATGAAAGCAGGTTCGAGCCGCTGATCGGCAAGCCGGGCGATGGCGCCTCGCCTTCACTGGCGATTGTCGATGAGTATCACGAGCACGACACAAACCAGATGTTCGACACGATGGAAACGGGCATGGGCGCTCGTGAACAGCCGTTGATGTTGGTGATTACCACGGCAGGGGATAACATTGCCGGGCCTTGCTACCAGATGCAAGACGAAGCGCAGAAAATGCTTGAGGGAACGCGGCAAGACGATGAAACGCTGGCGCTGATCTATGGCGTTGACGAGGATGATGACTGGACAGACCCGGCGGTTCTTAAAAAGGCAAACCCAAACTGGGGCGTGTCCGTTGGTAGCGACTTCCTGCTTTCTAGGCAAAAAGAGGCGCTATCAAGCCCGCGCAAAGCTGGGGTGTTCAAAACGAAACACTTGAATGTTTGGGTTCAATCGCGGGCGGCTTACTTCAACGTCCAGCAATACATGAAGGCCGCGCAGCCTGACTTGAAGTTGTCCGATTTTCTCGGCAAAGAATGTATAATTGGCGTTGACCTTGCGGAGAAACGCGACCTTACGGCGATTGAATTGGTGTTCAGGCACGGCGACGGTTTCGCCCGGTTTGGTCGTTATTACGCACCAGAAGAAACGATTGAGCAGCCGGAAAACGAGCATTTTAGAACGTGGCGGGAATCCGGGCGGCTGATACAAATTGACGGGGCTGTAATTGATCAGCGCGAAATCCTAGAGGGCATCATGGCGGACCTTGAGCGTTTCACAGTCCGGGAAGTCAGCTTTGACCCGTGGCATTCGCGGCAGATGGCCGTTGAGTTGATGGAAGCGGGTGCGAAAGTGATCGAATATCGCGGCTCACCTAGCAACATGAACGAGCCTATGCGCGAAATGGACAAGTTGATAGCAGAAGGCAAACTATTGCACGATGGCGATCCATCGTTTAGTTGGATGTTATCAAACGTCGTGAATGGCACACGCACAAGTGAGCTGCACAGGCCAGCTAAAGAGCGCGCCGAGAATAAGATTGACGGGCCTGTTGCGTGCATGTTGGCGCTTGGCCGCTGGATGCTAGACGAGGCCGCGCCAGTATCGCCTTGGGACGATGAGAATTTTGCTTTGGAGGTCGGCTAATGTTTGGATTCGGTAAGCGTGAAAAGCGGGAGGCGACGTTCACGCAGTCGGACCGAGTGACGATGGCGGAATTCTTCGGGCTAACTGGCTCGGCGCAGGTTTCTATGGATGACGCCTTGGGCGTTCCCGCCGTTTGGGCCGCGGTCAACTTTATTCCAGGCACAATCGCGGGCTTGCCGTTGCATGTGTTCGACAAGCGCGGCAGTGAAAAAAAGCGGGTCAAGGCCACGGCGGCGGCTCCTGTTGTGGGCGTGCTACATGATGCTGTTAACGACGGGCTGACTTCGTTCCAGTGGCGCTTTGACATGATGCAAGAGGTTCTGACCGAGGGCAGATCGGTGACTTACATCGAACGCGATGACCGAGGACGCCCTATCAACCTATTCCCGCTTCACGAGCCTGTTGTCCGGCGGCTGGCAAATGGCCGCAAACAGTATGAGACGGAGGCGGGCGGGCGCAAAGCGTTGTATGACGAGGCCGACGTGATTGACATCACGTTCACCCTAAAGCGCGACAGGCTACAGCATCGCAGCCCATTGCGGCAGTGCGCGGTTGCCATCGGCAAGGCCGTGAATGCGAACGACTACGGCTCCAAGATTTTCAAGAATGGCGGGCTTCCTGCGTTTGCTTTGCAAGGTCCGTTTGGTTCGGAAAAGTCGGCAATCAGGGCTGCGGATAACATTGCAGAGGCGACAAAAGAGGCCGCGCGCAAGGGTGGCAACGTCTTAGCCATCCCGTTGGGGCATGAATTGAAGCCGTTGGGGTCTGACCCTGAGAGAATGCAATTGGTCGAAACGCAGGAATTTGCGGTCATCGAAATTGCGCGGATTTATTCTTTGCCACCTACTTTCTTGCAAGACCTATCCCGCGCGACATTTTCGAATTCTGAACAACAGGATTTGCACTTAGTCAAGCACACGCTCAAGCGGTGGGTTGAGCAGATCGAAGCAGAATTAAATCTCAAGCTGTTCGGCAGAGGTTCGGCGCGGATTGCTGAGTTCAACATGGACGGGCTGCTGCGCGGCGATTACATGACGAGAATGCAAGGTAACGCCATTGCGATTCAGTCGGGTCAGCTTGCGCCAAACGAGGCGCGGGAGCAGGACAACCGGCCCCGCAAGCTGGGCGGTGATCAGCTACTTATTCAAGGCGCGACTGTGCCACTTGACAGAAATACGGCAGAGGTTGGCAATGATGTTCCTTAGATTTGCAGACACGAATGGAGACGGAACAGGCACGAAAAACGCGGCGGTCAATGGGTCCGCCACGCCTGTGGTTTTCAAGATTGAACCAAGAGGAAGCGAGCGCGTTCTAAGCCTGCACCGCATGATTGTGTCGGTTGTGGACTCAGGCAGCTTTGATTCGGGCGCATACGGGAACGGCCTAGCCTTGTCGGTTGGGTTGGAGATTGCGGTCTATCGGTCGGCAGATGATAGCGTCGTGCTAGACCTTTTAGACGGCAATCCTATTCAAAAAAACATTGATTGGACGCGGGTCTGTTATGATGCGAATGTGTCAAACTATGGCACTGGAAACGAAAGTCTCAATGTTCGGTGGACATTCACGAAAGCAGGGGCACCCGTCACAATAAGCCGTGGCGAATATCTTGGCATCACTGTAAACGATGACTTGACCGGCCTAGTCGATCAGCGGTTTTTCATTCAAGGGATAGCGACGGAGTGACTATGGCAGATTTTGAAATTCGCGGCGGTATTCCTGCCAAAATTCGCGCGGACGCTGAGGGGCTTCGAGTTGAGGGCTATGCGGCTGTGTTTGGGCAGGAAACTGACATTGGCGGCATGTTCCGTGAGGTTATCGAGCGCGGCGCGTTCACTGACGCAATCGGGCGCGACGATGTTGTATTTCTGATCAATCACGAGGGCCTTCCATTGGCGCGCACCCGGTCGGGAACGCTGCGGCTTTCAGAGGATGACCACGGGCTGAAGATCGAAACCATGCTTGATCCAGACGACCCGGATGTGAAGTCAATTTCTGGAAAAATGAAGCGCGGCGACTTGGACAAAATGTCGTTCGCATTCTATCCAGAGGTGCAGGAATGGGACGAGGGCGGCGACACCCCGCTGCGGACAATCAAACGCGCGGCGCTTGCTGACGTTTCAATTGTTACGACACCCGCATATGGCGGCACCGAGATTGCGCTGCGGAGTATGCAGGCATCACGCGGCGCGACCGTCACGGCAACAGAATTTCGGGCGCGGCAAAAGCTGCGCTTGATCCGACAACAGCGGCTCCCGTTGTTAGCCGAAATCGCCCTTCGGCAAGGCGCATCCGAAAAGGAGCCATCGTAATGGCTACGATCAAAGAACTGCGGGAGCAGGCGGCTAAGACCGTCACTGAAGCCCGCTCGATGCTTGACAGCATTACCGACAAATCGACGCCAGAGCAGCGCAAGGAAGCCGAGCAATCGGTTGATCGGGCGCTTGACGAGGCCAGCCAAATCGAAGAGCGCGCCGAGCGCATGGGTCGCCTTGAAGCTGCTGAGGTTCGGGCGAACGAAGTGCGGGACGCAGAAGAGCGTAGCGCACGCGAAGCCCGTCGCCCCGGTGTCGCGGCTGGTGAAGCCAAGCAAGGCGGCGATATGGATTATCGCACGGCGTTCCATTCTTGGCTGCGTTCCAAATCCGAGGACGGCGAGCCGCTTACGGCAGAGGCCCGTTCTGTTCTGCGTGCTGGTTATGGCAAGATTGAAGCCCGCGCGCAGACCACTGTGAACGCCGCAGGTGGGTATTCCATCCCTCAAGAGATGATGACGGAAATTACCCGGTCAATGCTTGCATTTGGCCCGATGTATGACCCCGGCGTGACCCGTGAAATCGTCACGAGCGGCGGCAACTCTATGCCTTGGCCAACTGTGAACGACACCGCGTCAACTGCTGGCGCGCACACTGAAGGCGCAACGCTTACCGACGATGGCGGCAAAGATGTTGTGATGGGAACGAAGCAGCTTGACGCCTATGCGTTTGACACCGAATGGCTGCGCATTTCCAAGGAATTAATGGATGACAGCTTCCTTGCGGTTGAAGCGTTGATCGGTTCTTTGCTTGGCGAGCGGCTTGGTCGGATTGCGAACTTGCAACTGACGACCGGCACCGGATCGTCGGCACCTAACGGCATCGTCACGGCGTCCGGCCTTGGCAATACCACGGCTGCGGTCGCGGCGGTAACGGGCGATGAAATCATTGACCTTGAGCACTCGGTCGATCCTGCCTATCGTTCGGCACCGGGCGTTGCGTTCATGTTCAATGACGCCACACTCAAAGCTGTGCGCAAGCTGAAAGATGGCGACGGCAACTATCTGTGGCAGATGGGCAATTTTCAGGCTGGCATTCCCGCAACCCTGAATGGTCGCCGTATCATCATCAATCAGCAAATGGCCTCGCTCGGCACGGGCAACAAAGTAATGTTGTTCGGTGACATGTCGAAGTATTTCGTGCGCAAAGTTGGGCAACCTTTGATTGGTGCGATTTCCGACAAAGATTTCTGGCCGGGCGTCGGCGTTGCGGGTTACATCCGCTTTGATGGCGAATTGTCTGACGCTGGTGCAGTCAAGCACATGATCAACGCCTAAAAAACAGATTGATGCGGCAGGGCGACTTGCCGCATCATGACACTGGAAAGGATGCACCAAGATGCAAGTCAAATTGTTAGTTTCCCGCGCGACTGCTACTGGCGCTGAAAACCGTGGTGAAACGGTTGAGGTTCAAGACGCCGAGGCAATCCGCATGATTGAAGCCGGGCAAGCCGAGCCTGTGCGCGGCGGACCTACGCCAGAACGGGCTACCCGCAAACAGCGCATTGAGAAGGCGACCAAATAATGCGCGCCACAGCCATTGCACGCAGCGTTGCGCCCGCCGAGACGCCTATCACATTGGCCGAGGTAAAGGCGCATTGTCGGGTTGACTTCAGCGACGATGACACGCTGATCGGCAGCTACTTGGCGGCGGCGGTTGATAAGCTGGATGCCACGGGCGAGTTGGGCCG